AAGCTGCTGCCGCCAATGCTGCCGCCGAGTTCGATGGCAAAGCAGCGCTTCTTGGATTCTGTAAAGCTAACCCCCTTGGGAAGCCTGATGAAAGAGCCAGCATGATGCTAGGTAAAAATGCCTTGCAAAATCTTGGCTTATCCAAAGGAGAAGACATCAAAGATGCTGAAATGTTTGCTAATGTGATCAGCACCTTGATCACTTCATGGACTAAAGATGAAGGCATCAAGATGACAAAGGCTGCAACGGAAAAAGAGATTGATGACTTGCGAAGTGCCTGCTTGGAAGGCAATGCAATTGAATGGACAAAGGATTATGTGACAAGAAAAAAGTAAACAGGGCTGCAGCCATGCTCGCGAAAACTTTTGCGGGCATGGTTGTATGTAACAAAGACGGATCTTTATTTGATGGCCCTTTATGACTTCATTTGAGCACTTCCATCCACAGCGCATTAGCCTCAACGGAAAACGACACTATCAATGTCTTGATTTTCCAAATGTGCCAAATGGCATGCTTTTGCCTTCTGTTACTACTTTCTTGTCTGCTCTGGCACCAGCGTCCAAAATTATGGCGCTAATGAATTGGCGAAAGAAAGTAGGAAATGAGGAGGCAAATCGTCGAACTAGACTTGCGGCCAATCGAGGTACTTGGCTTCATGCCGTGCTGGAAGATTGGTTTGGTGAAGAAGACATTGAGCACCATCTTGAAAAGGCTCCTGATTGGCAGCCATACTTCAAGGCAGCAGAACCCTTCCTCGCAGGAGTGGAGAAGCCGTTGTTAGTGGAAAGTGCTGTGTCATGGTTCAATGCTGATCTAGGCATAGGGTTTAGTGGCACCTTAGATATGGTGGCAGAGATGACCAATGGCACCATTGCATTGGTCGATTGGAAGACCAGCTTCAAAGAAAAGCCAGACTATCAATTGGCGGATTACAAGCGTCAATTGGGAGCTTATTCCATGGCAGCATCCCAGATGTATCAACAAGCTGTGGACGAAGCTTGGTGCGTAATAGCCTGTTACGACCCAGAAAACAAAGAAAGTGAGCCAGTCCTCCAACTGGTTCATCTTGATGGCTTTGAGCTGGTCTGCCAACAGCGAATCGTCGAAGACATGGTAAAGAGATATTTCACAGAGCACTACCCAGGCGGCAAGGCATTTGCGCTTACCGTCGATAAAGGGTAAACTTAGCAAGCCCAACCGGGCACCAACCATCACCCCCTAGGGAAACACCATGGCTAACAAGCCGCCCATCACTGCTTCCATTGACCTCACCCTTGACGTGCTCAAGGCCTTGAAGGAAGCAGGTCCAAACGAACGAGGAAACTACAGTCTTGATATGGCTGTCTGGGAAAACACCAAGCGATCGTCCGATCGAGCACCAGGATACACAGGCTCCGTCAAGGTTAAGGGCCAACGCGATGGCGCAAAAGGTTATGCCAGCGTCTGGGTGAATGAAGCCTCTGAAGATGCGTTCTGATGGGAAGCTTCCTTTGCGATAAGCAAATACAAAAGCTTGCCGAGCAAGATGTATTTTTGCCTTTTGTCGGAGAGAAGCAACGCACGCTTGACTATGGGGTGAAGGCCATTTCTTTTGGCCTTTCCCAGGCGGGCTACGATATTCGCTTGTCCCCGGAGGAGTTGTTAGTTTTCAATGGAGCTAACAATACCAATGCCGTGCTTGACCCCAAGTTAAGCGATCCTACTCTTTGCTATGCAGCACCAAGAGTTTTGAATGGCAGCACCTTCTTTGTCCTTCCTCCTCATAGCTTTGGCCTTGGCGTTAGCCTTGAGCTAATTTCTATGCCAGACGATGTCTTTGCCATTGCTCAAGGCAAATCCACCTATGCCAGGTGTGGCTTGATTACTAACATCACGCCAATCGAACCCGGATGGAGCGGTCATTTGACTATTTGTCTTGTAAATCCAACTGGATTTTCAATGCGCATCTACGCAAATGAAGGCATTGCTCAAGTGATGCTTTACCGCTTGGATGAAGAAGTGGATAGGCCTTACACTGGATCCTATCAAGGCCAAGGTGCTAAGGTAAGGCAAGCTATGGTCTGAATATTGAGCGCTCTTGAAGACGATTTCCTTGGCCTTTGGCAAGCCCACTATCCACAGTTAATTCTTGAGCGAGAGTTTTCTGATATTGATGCATGGGAAAGAAATTTTCAAGAGCGCTATTTAAAAAGCAAACGATCCAAAAGATACCGCTTGGATTTTGCTCATCCGCAAAGTCGCACTGGCATTGAAATACAAGGTGGGGTTTACATTCGCGGTCGCCATGTAACTGGATCAGGGTATGAGCGTGACTGTCAAAAGTACAATCTTGCTTACACCAGTCAATGGACAATTTTTCTTCTCACTTCTACCATGGCCAAAGAAACTGCTTGGCTTTCTTTGGTTGCCGAGCATATTGTTGCACAGTCTCTGCGGCTTCGTTAAGGATTTCATCAGCAGCACGCAAGTCAAGCTCTTTCTTTGCTAGCGCTTGGCGAAGTTGAATATTTTCAAGCATTAGGCTTTGAAAGGCTGTTTGCATTGACGCCCAACCTTCCAGCAATTGCTTTGATGCGGTTTTAAGTTGTGACAAGTTAGAGCACTCGTCAATTGCACGACGATTCACCGTCATTGCAAATTCCCGTTCCGCAGAATGTTGAAATGGGCCCATAGTTCCATGAACTGTCTTGCCATTGTAAACCATTTCCATTGCGACGCCGAAGCTCATGAATCAATTCTCGTTTGTCGTTAGGCTAAGACATCGGGATGGACGCAACAGCTTTGTTAAGGCCGTGGACAAAGGCGAAATCACCGCAAACACTGGTTCGGAAAGCCCTAAGATATTGCATCCATCCAGCAAAAAGCATAGAATGCGGCGGTTGCCTCGGGATTATGCATGGAGCATTGGTGAACGAGTGGCGCTGGTTGCCTTTACGGCAGCCGGACTGGTTCCGACAAGCATTCTGGGAGACTTCCAAGGCTTCACCTGCCTCAATGGAAGAAAAAAAGCTGTTGTCACTTGGGACCAAGAAGATTCTTCCGTCTCTGGTACAGTGGCAATTCAACGCATCCGTCCCATTTCCTTTGTTCCCTCATGATCACCCCTGAAGCTAAGTCAGCAGCGCAAGCCCTGGGCCGTCTTACTGGCACAGCGCTTGCTTCATTTGCTATCTATTGCTTGCGTGCTTATTTGCTTGGCATTTGCTGCTCAATGTTTTTCCCATCGTTTGTCTTAAGTTTTTGGCAATGGATGCTAATAGCATTCACTTTTCGCGTCCTAATTGGCCCTTTGGGTATTCAAAATGAGAAGTAACGAACGCCGCCCCCTAGGCGGACACAGCTATCTTGCCTTAATAGATTCAATGGGGAATAGTCTTTCCATTGTAAATGACGCTAGGCAAAGCTTTGACAAAGAAAGCACAGAATGGACCAACCAGGACGGCAAGCTTCTTCGTTATCTAGCCGATAATCATCACACATCACCATTTAGAGGGGTGGTTTTCAAGTGGCGAGTGAAGGCTCCATTGTTTGTTGCTAGGCAATGGTGGAAGCATACAGTGGCTTCTAGCTACGTTGATGATCAACTGGGCTGGAATGAAAAAAGCTTTCGCTATTGTTCCGCTGAGGATGCACAGTTCTACATGCCTGGGCAGTTCTTGGCACAAGCAGAAAGCAACCGTCAAGCGTCTGGAGGGCCCCTTCCCTTGGGGGCCCAGCAGAGTGCCAAGCTTGAATGGTCAAAGGCTTTGGGGGCGGCCACAGCGGCCTATGACGAGCTTCTGCTGATGGGAGTGAGTAAGGAGCAGGCGCGAGCCGTTCTCCCTGCTGCACTTTATACCAGCTTCACCTGGACATGCTCTTTGCAAGCACTGTTGCATTTCATCAGTCTTCGCAGAAAGGATGGCGCTCAAGGAGAGATCATTGCCTATGCCAATGCATTAATTGAACTGGGCTCACCAGTGGCCCCTGAGGCCTTTGAAGCTTTTGCTGCAAACAACTATCAATTCTGAACCATGCACGACATTATCAACAATCCCCAGCACTACACAGATCGCCGGTTTGAAGTGATCGAAGTGATTGAAGACGCAATTGAAAAAGCATCTGATCCAGTGCTTGGAAATTGTCAGTCTCAAGTGTTGCGCTATATCCTGCGCATGTGGGACAAAGATACGCCATTGCAAAATGCAAAAAAAGCACAATGGTATCTATTGAGATTAATTGACAAGCTTGAAAATCAACAAGAAAAGCCTTTTAGATTTGGCTAAAAAGCAGAATAACCTCCTTTGTTCAAACAAGCCAATGAAGGCGGCCAAGCTATAGCCAGGCTTGGATGTTCATGCACTGGCAACACTCGCTGCTGCTGTTCCATCCATTCCTCCCAAGACCCAATGGCGCTATGAGCACTAACAAAACTATTGCTATGCACCCAAGACAATAGCGCCTGCTCCCTTTCCATGGTCCAAAACTTTTGCGGGCGCCACCATTCAAAAACTGGTAAACTTCCCTTTGCTGCATTACATGATAAACATGCAGGAGCATTGTTCCATTTGGCAAAATGTGGCCCACCTTTGCTTTTAGGTATGATGTGGTCAATGGTTAATTTCTCGTTCCATTCTCCACAGTAAGCACAAACACATTGTCCTAAAAATCCCTTCTTGGGATAGTCTTCAAAAATACTTTTACGAAATCTACGTTTTGCTTCGCCAGGGCGTAATTCAGAAAGAGAATACAGAAGGAGATCAGCTTCGTTTCCCTTTCCCATGGCAATAATGCATTGTCACTGCATCAAGCCTAGTCGCAAATCGACAAGGTCGCGCAAAAAGCTAGAATTAGAGAAATCCTCGTGCTAATCCATGGAAAAGTGGCAGAATGCATTGGCTAATTTGGCAGTGAGCATCACTGCTGGCATGCTTCTGGCTACAGGTGGCATGATGATGAGCATTGGCAATCAACAAGTGAAGATTACAACGCAAGTAGAAAATATTGCAGAAAAACTTGATGCTCTCACTGAAAATATAAAAAGTCTTGAAGCCCGTGTGCGCTCTTTGGAGATTCGGCGCTAGGATTTAGTGGACCCTTTTATTGATGGCCATGACTGGAGT